GCCAACGGACTTAAAGTCCTCGACCATCTCACGTTCGCCCGGGAACAGGAGGTGATCTGGCAGCTCCTGAAGTTCATAGTACCATGCTGACTTAGAGAAGTCATAATCGCATGTTCCATCGAGTAGACTTGGAACCCAGTCGCCGGCGGATGGTGACCGACCGGTGTTTCCAAACACTAGATCGCCATTAAGGCATGTCTTATCGGCACCCATAGCCTCAAACTTTCCAATTAGATATGACCATCCTGAACCTGTAATCGTATCGGTACCATCATCATTAAGGTGCGTTGTAATCAACTGATGTCTCATTAGACGACCGACAAGATTTAACTCATCTGTTAGTCCGTTCTCGCAACGACGAGCAAAGTAGCCTAGCAGCGCTGCATAATTGACACTAAAAACCATACTAGTATGTTGTCCATGCATAGTAAGATATCGACAGTCCTGTGGTGGAATACCTGATTCGTACATATCATCATAAAGTCCCTGTAGCTGATCTGTAAGATTTCTGGCACGTTCGCCAAATTCAGGATGCTCGTAGATATTCTTTGGTACTGTCACAGCATGCCTAATGTGCTGTGGCATCTGTGATTCGACGTTATAGGCCCAGCCAACTCGTCCACGTGTAATTTGAGCGAGAGCAACCCGAGACAGGCCTGTTACCTTGAACTGAAACGTAGTCGCCTCCATTGGGGTAGGAAGAGCCCTGCGATTCGCGACATCATGACATGCCTTAATATGTGCAGGGTTCATATGGTCATACTCCTCATTGTGAAGGCTAATCCACGTCTGCCTAAACCAGTTCCAGAAAGTCCTAAATGGCACATCTGGCGAGCTGAGAAGCTCGACCTGAATGTGGCCAAATCCATTGGTGCAATTTGTCATATTTTTCTCCTATTAAGATGCTAGAATATTATACAGCAGCCTGTCGTCATTTACAACTAATTGGCCGTTGTTTCAATCATTAATTGCGCGACCACATAAGGATCGCAATTAGCATTAGGGCGGCGGTCCTCCAAATAACCGCAACCGTCTGTCGCGACATGCCTGGGAATTCTAATGGACGCGGTCCTGTCGGCGACGCCCCACTTAAACTCCCTATATGAACATGTCTCGTGATCACCTGTTAACCGGAGTTCGATATCAGCACCGTACCCAGCTAAGTGGTCAGCTGCCCTCTTGGAGAGGGCCTCACATGCTCGTTCAATTGTCTTAATGCCACCTTCAGCACGCATCTCAGCAGTCGAAAAATTAGTGTGACATCCAGCACCGTTCCAGTCGCCAGGAACGCACTTGGGCTCAAATGTCACAGTCAGCCCAGCATGCTCAGCTGTATAGAGCAATAGATATCGTGACATCCATAGGTCATCACAGGTAACATCGGCCGGGATCTCCGGACCACCGACCTGATACTCCCATTGCCCTGGTGCAACCTCAGCGTTGGTGCCACAAATATTGACACCAGCATCAAGGCACGCCTCAAGATGAGCGTTAGAGACCTGCCTACCAAAAGATCGATCCCCACCGACAGAGCAGTAGTATATTCCCTGTGGACTTGGATATCCATTGTCTGGGAAACCCAGCGGCCTATTATTGTGAATAATAGAGTACTCCTGCTCAAACCCCAGCCATGGCTCTGTCTCAGCACGAGCGGAGAGCGCATCAATAAAACTACCCCGTGTATTAGTGTGATGGCGGTCGCCGGCGGGTGTTAGGACCTCACACAGGACAATCCATGTGTCCTCCACATAGGGATGAAGGTAGTATCTGACAGGTTGAAGTAGGCAGTCGGAATCATCTCCCGCAGCCTGGTTTGTGGAAGAACCATCGAAATTCCATGGCGGAGCGGTATCAGTCTCAGGATCAAAATCCCCCGACATTACCTTAATCTTGGAACGTAAGCCCCACGGAGATCCTCCGTCAATCCAAACATACTCAAGCTTGGTGTACATATCTACTGCGTCAGTCCCGTGTATGGGATGTTAATCAAGAAGTTCTCTGCCTTGCAATCACGCAGGTAGTGCTCCAGCTGACTCCTAGTCGTATTGACTGACACGCCAGCTTCGGAGAGCATAACGTTAAACTTGCCCTCAGGAAGACCCTCTGCAAAGAAAGCAACTGGCTTGCCTGTACCGTAGGCGTAACCAGCCTCCCAGATTGTCCCGAGATCCTTTGCCTCGGTGTTGCACAGGACGAAATCGGCCCACTCAATCTTCTCAACATTAACGTCAAAGATCCTCTTTCGATCCTCGGCCGTAGCATTGGGGTTCAGGACAAAGAAGTCCTTGGGTGAAAAATACTCGTACCCAAGTCGCGTGAGAGTCTCCTTAATAAACTCGACCTGCTCGACCTGCTTGGGGTTAAAAAATGGGGATGCAATATAAACTTTCAACTTATTCTCCTTTTATAATTTTAAGTTGTTTTCCAAAAAAATGGCCAACCTTATTATCATATAATACACGGTACATTTGTTTAGATCTAGTAGACGGTCCTATGACAATTCCGAAAGATGAAGACTCATCAAAATCGAAAGACACCAAAGAGCCGCTGAGGAACATGTCAGGCTGGACCTAGGTCAAAGTATGCGGCGAGGTCTTCGTCGTTGGCGGCATCTAGCAATGATGTCTCAGCTGACTTAACTGCACGCCTAAACTCCTTGGCACACTCCTCAATGCTGCCAATTGAGCCAGGATTTAGAATTAAATTTACCAGCTCAATTCCCTTGGTGTGTGCAACCCTTGAGACGAATGAACTTCGCCTGCACATAAAATACATCTGCTGATAGTCCCTGTCATCGTTCATTTTTTACCTCCGTCAAATTCAAGACGCCATCCAAGAGCTCACCTGGCGTGTCATACATCGTAACATTACGCATGCCTCGCAGCTCTTCATTATAAGACATGATCGGTGACATGACATGGACGCCGTGCTTAGCGTACTCCATCGTGTGCTTAACTGAGTCGTCAATGGCACACACAACTGCACCGTGATTAAAGTAGTCTGACTTTGTCAGCCAGATCATCTTCTCAGGAGAGAATGCCACACGGTCAAAGTCTAGCCCCGAACGGTTCAGCCAAAAGTATGTGTCGTACAGGCACTGCATATTTTTAGCAGGACGTGCAGTCAGCAGCTGGATCCAAAATCCTCTTCTCTTTAATTCATTAAGCGCTTCAATCGTAGATGAAATTTCTGGGAGTGACCTTAGGTTTGCTCCGTCAATGAACTCCTCGAAGAGCCCCTCAGGCTGTAGACCTGCCTCCTTTACTGGCTGGATGTGATAGTACTCTGGAGAGTTGACGTCGACATCGACACCCTTTTCATTTATGATCCATTCGGTAAAACCTGTTCTAAAGCCGCAGACAACCTCATCAACGTCCACAATGATGACTGGCTCACCTGACCACTGCCTCTTCTCGAGCTGATACCTGGTATGTAGAAATGCGTCCCTATTCTCGAACGCATTAAGAAAATCATCCGTGGTATGACCCCACAGGTTTAAAATTGCTAGCATGTACCTAAATGCGTCGACTGTCTCATATAGGATCTTCTTGGTGTCCACATGACGTCCTGCTGTCACGTGATCCCTGAAACTTATCTCACCCACCATGGAGCTTATCTCACTATGCAGAGCCAGTGCAAAGCTTCTAGTCATCTCCTCCCTGTCATCCCTCGTCATCTCCTTCCTGTCAAAAAACAGTTCCGAAAACTCTGACTGAATGGCCTGAAGTCGGCTTAAGCTATTAATATCCCGTCTTGAGCCTGTCATGTATCACCTTGTCCTTTTTTAGGTACATTTCAAAAAAATCATCGGCCGAAAATCCTGCCAGCAGGATCAGCTCAAAGAAGTAGTTGAATGCATCAACAATCTCTTCGAGGAACTCATCCCTGTCAAACTCGGTGACATCGGTCTGTCGATGTGGCTTCCAGTTCTTAAGGTGCTGTAGGGCCTCAAACATCTCCTCAACGCCTCGAAGCGCAATATCACGTATATACTGCTGGTTCTGCTTGTCAGAAAGATCCAGCGGCCACTGAGGAGCTCCTGATGCGGGACTCTCCTTTATAGCTTCCATAAATCGAACTCGCAGCTCGAATAACTCTGCCAATCTATCAGAACTCATCTTAACACCTAACTAGAAATATCCTTGGCCTCTTGAAGCATTGTCTCATGCTGCCCGCTGACAAGCTCGGTATAGTCCTCAGTAAGGACAAGGACATCTGTATCCTCTTCACTGGACTGAAGTCTGATCATACGCATGTGATCGGCCACATCTGTACCTGTCAACATGCCTTCCTGCATGATCTGCACAATCCTTCGTAAAACGTTGTCATCAAGTCTAAATGTTGTCATCTTATCTCCTTTTTTATTTCTGGACAGACGGCACCCAATGTGTCATCCTACCATCCTTTGTTTTTTCTTTTACAACCTCATTGCCATCAGGGTCAAACTTTTGTCCGTAGACGGCAAATTGCTGACTAAACTCTCCAATTTTACCGCTCATATCGGCATATGTTTTAATTGTTGCGCCACCTGACTCAAAACTCTCAACTAAAACACTCCTAATGGATTTGTTTAGATCAGAAATCTCATGCATTCCCAGGTCAGAAATTATCCTGTGTGGTGAAATTTTGGCGTTGTACAGGGCTTCTGCCTTGACATAATTGCCAACGCCTGACAGCACGCTCTGATCCATAAGTGCCTGAGAAATCGTCTTCTTTTTCTTCTTTAATAAGTGCTCGGCAAACTTCCAGTCATCAATCTCCTCGGCCAACAGATCAGGACCGAGTGACTCCAACTTATCAATCAGCTGCTGTTTTCCACGGACAAACTTTAGCGTCCCAAAATTACGAGGATCAGTAAAAAATACAGATCCATCATTTAGGACAAACTCAACCCTGCTGTGTTTAGTGGAGTCATTTGTCCAGGAACCTGACATTCCTAGGGTGGACCAAATTGACCACTCACCTTCTAGCAAAAAGAAAATGAACTTACCGTGAACACCGGCACCATGGATACCAACTGGCGTCCACTCCATAATCTTGTCAAACCCTGTTGGCGGATCATTCTTTTGGTATCGACCACTCAAGATTTTTATATCAGTAAGCTGGCGACCAGAAACCCTCTTTGCTAGCTGAATTCCAATCCTTCTGCACTCCGGACCCTCAGGCATCAATCGACTCCTCATCAATCAACATTACCGCCATAGCAGCATAGTTGTGCAGGTCAATTAGTGTATCACGGACTGACTCGTTATTTACCATATTAACACCAGATGATGTAATATGCGAGAGACGCCTGATCTTGTCACCAATCCTAACAATCACACCTACCGGACCGTAGTCAGTAAATGCATCTCCGTAATCAATGTTCTTCCTAGTAAATAGTTCTAGAGCCTCATGCTGCACATGTTGTAGTTGCAACTGTCGATCCATGTCTTTCACTCCTTACATAGAATAATACAGCAGGAAGTGTAAATTTACATGCTAAGCGTAAAAATTAAATGAGACTCCGACCTGGACCTCAAGCCGTGGCGTTCCTATGTGATTCGCCAAGTTGTGCTTGACAACCTCATTGGCATCTAAAAACCAGTCTGCGTGTCCCCTGTCATGGACTATATCCAAAAAGTAATCCTTGTGCTTTCCACAATTAGTCGCCATGATCTCGTAGACCTTCTGATTCAGTCGCTCGGTCTCCTCGGCGGAAGCCTTAATCTCCTCAACCTTACCGCGCTCAAGTGAAGAAACATCATGAATCATAATAGTGGCGTCCTTGTCCACATATCGCATTCCCTCTTCACCGCAGGAAAATAGAATCGCGCCACATGACATCGCCTTACCTGATACAATTGTTGCCACTGGAAGGTGTGAGGCATTAATAGCACTTATCATTGCCATTAAGCTATAAACCTGGCCACCATATGAATCAATAACAACAGGAATTACTGTCTGACCTGTATTTTGTGCCTTTGACATGTCATCAGCAAACTTCTTGGCAGCTGACTCATCGAACTTATTAACCCTGATGTAGACAGGATTACTCCTAAGTTCTACTTCCTTAATACGCGGATCAATCTTGCTAATTATATTCATTAATACTTTTCCCTATGAGCACTTTGACCAACCACAACTAGAGCATGTTATACAGCCTTCCTGGTATACGAAGGAATCAGATGCCCCACATGATGAACATGACTTCTCAGCCGTTGACCTAGTACCGTCAATAATATAATTCTTTAGCACTCTTGCGACAACCTTTGAGAACGAAAACAGGTCTGCATCCTTGTCCTTTTGTAGCTGTTCAACGACATACTGAATAGGTGCTCCATGACGAAGACCGAGTGATATCATGCGAGTAAATGAGGAGTAATTCGGATTATCGAATAGCGCAACGATATTCTTAAGAATAATCTCATCGCCGTTCTCACCAAAAGCCAGGTCATAAATTGAGTTCATCGACTTGCGAGGGTTCTTTTTTATGCGCCCCTCGCGATACTTTCGTGGAATCTCGACGTATTCTGACAGGCCTCCAATAATCTCATATGGCTTTTCATCCATGAGACCGACTAGGATCGTCCACTTCTCACCCTGGATTGTGGCATGATGAATGTGGCACGCTAGATACTCGGGTCGTTTTGGAGCCGACATTGACATAAAGCCAGCCGAGCACTTCTCTGTCACCGTCTCCTTGTTGACAAGGACACCAGACCTGCAGTTGTCACGATAGACAGTGACACCTTTACAACCAGACTCCCAGCCGGCCGTGTAGATGTCCTTAATCGTCTCAACTGATGTGTCCTCAGGGACGTTTGTCGTATTAGAAATTGCATGACAGACCCACCGCTGTGCTGCTGCCTGCATCTTTACCTTCTGGACCCAGTCAATATTATTTGCCGTTGCCCCGACGTATGGGCTGTCCTCGATCAGCTCACCAGGTGTACCGCTAGCCGATGTATTAGCAATCCACTCACTAAATTTATGATGATAGACATCATACTCTTTCCAGCGATCTCCAACGTCATCAATAAAATCGTGCTGTTCGCCGTCGGCTACTTTTCTCCGGCGTGTGTAGTGAAGCATAAAAGCCGGCTCAATGCCAGATGTTGTCTGTGTCAGGACAGAGACACTACCCGCGGGGGCCGTCGTGGTAATTGCAATATTCCTGCGTCCCCACCGCTGGTTCATCTGCCTCGCTTTGTAGGCAAGTGGGACGTCCATGGACTCGACCGGCATCTCATCGATAGCGCTAAAAATTCTCTCAAGGAACGGGTGGCCAGTTTCACGGTCAGGATCATGAACCTCAAATGCTCCACGCTCCTTGGCTAAGTTCATGGAAGATATGTATGCATGCGAAGACAGCCACTTGTATATCTTTTCGGTCTCGGTAATACTCTCATTACTGCCATAGCGAATACCAAGCATCGCCATTGTGTCACCAAGCCCAGTAATTCCCAATCCTGTACGACGACCCCTAAGCGCCTGCTCACGAATCTGTGTCCACAGCTGTATCTCAATCGCCTTAGTCGATCCTGACTCTGGATCGCTGGCTACCTTGGCCAGTATGGCATCAATCTGCTCAACCTCCAGGTCAATCATATCATCCATAAGACGTTGTGTCTTTTGCACGACCTTGGCAAAGGCATTATAGTCAAAATATGACACACGTGTCCAGGGATCCTGGACAAATGATGTAAGGTTAACTAGCATCAGTCGGCATGAATCGTATGGAGACAGGATAATTTCACCGCACGGATTTGTCGAAACAGAACCAAAGCCCTCATTCTCATATATGTCCGACGGTGTCGTTCGCTTGGCATTATCCCAGAACAGCAGGCCTGGCTCAGCTGAGGCGTGAGCTGACTCAATCATCTCATTCCATATCTGACCAGCCGAAGCCTGCATGACGACTGTGTGCTCTGCGTCCTTTTCCACAGGGAACCTAAGCTGTACATCTGTGTCATCCTTTACGGCATTCATAAACTCGTCTGTCAGGCGAATTGATATATTGGCGCCAGTCACTCTAGTTAGATCCCGTTTAATCTTTATGAAGTCACGAATTTGAGGGTGATGAACTGATATTGTCAACATCAGGGCACCGCGGCGGCCTCCTTGTGCCACCTCTCGGCAGGAGTTAGAGAAGCGATCCATGAAGACTTCTATTCCGTCTGTTGTCCTAGCAGCATTCGCCGTATTTAATCCCTTAGGGCGAATAGTGGAAATATCGAACCCAATTCCACCTCGACGCTTAGCAATTTGAACAAGTTCCTGGTCACTCTTCAGTATGCCTCCGTACGAGTCCTCAGGGGCATCAATAACAAAGCAGTTGGAGATAGACTGCACCTGGTGTGGATTACCAATTCCTGCCATCGGGGATCCCTGCGGAACAACATAACGGAACCTGTCAAGAAGGGAAAAGATCTCCTCCTCTGTCATAGGATTATCGTACTTGCTCTCAATCCTGGCAAACTCAGCTGCTAGGCGATGGTGCATGTCCTCCGGCGTTGCCTCTAGCAACTTGCCAGTAGGATCAGTTAGAGCATACTTCGTTACAAAAACACTAGCCGCTAAGTTATCGTCATTAAAATACTTTAGAGACTTCTTTAATGCTGCGCTCTTCTTCACCGCATATCCTCCCTAAACTACTTTTCTATCTTTGGCAACCTCACGCCACTTTTTCCTAAGGAGTTCTTTCATGTCTGCCTCCGATTCTTCCTTCTTATTGTTCAGTTCAACGATTTCGCTATCTGTTAATGTACGGATTCTAGACTGTGCTGTATCGATTTTAATGGGAAAAATCAGGCCATCTCGGCCGGCCCTGTTCTTTGCGACGAACAATCGGCCGGCGCCGTCGGCCTTCTCATGAGACTTACGTGACAGTGAGAGGACAACATCGGCGACCATTGCCTTACCGTATGCCTCTGACATGTTCTCTAGGCCAACAATATCACTCTGTGCTGAAGACCTATTAGCCTGCGAGGCTGTCCAAATTGGAATCTTAAGCTCCATCGACATGTTCCTAAGCTCCTCATAGATCAGTTTGAGCTCATGGCGAAGTGAGTCATATGAGCGTGTAGATCGCATAATATCAGCATAGTCAATTACAATCATATCAGGCTTAAAGCTCTTAAGAGCTAACTTCTCAATGTGATTTCTAATTGTAACAACTGAGGCGGATCCTGTGGGATACTCCTTGATAATCAGGCGGCCGAGGTCGAGCCCCTTATACTTCTCAATAACCTCGTCCTTACGCTCGAGAAGCTCATCGATAGGAATTCCTGAAATGTGTGAGTCATATCGCAGGCCTGTAGAAATTTCAGACAACTCAAATGTGTAATGGATAACGTTCTTCTCAGCCATTAGAGCCTGGGAACCTACCTGCACCAGGAAATGGGATTTCCCTACTCCGGTATTGGCAACAACAACACCGATCTCACCCTTAGCAAGACCGCCGTTCATCACCCTTCGGTCATCAAGTTCCTTAATACCAGTCGGACAGGTGTTCCTAATTATGCGAACGAAGCGACTCTCAATATCCTCAATAAACTCATGACCAATAGACGGTGTAGTGCCAACAGTCAATGCCTCTCGAATAATATTAATGACATTCTCATCCTGCCCAGTTGCTATCATGTCTACAGCCTGCTCCAGAGCGCCACGCATAGCCTGCTTTCGACAGAAGTCTAGTGACTTGTCCTTGACATACTGAATATCACCCATATCAGGATTTAATTTAATTCGCTGGAGGTACTCGACAATCTTGTCACGCAAGATAATATCTGTTCCTGTCCTGAGATCATCGCGAATAATTGTCACCAACAGCTGGAGTGTTGGAAATGTCTTATACTGAACGTGGTACTCAAAATATTTCTGAGATAGGAACTTAAGGTGTTTTAGGTCGAAATATTCTAACTTAATAACCTCTGACATCTGCTGGGCCCACTGGTGATCCGAAAGAAGGGCCTGCATAATTTTCTCTTGAAATGATGTTCCGTGCTCCGCAAAGCTTGGGTTACTTAGTGAATCCATTCTACCACCTTATCGTTTTCATTGGAAAGAAAAAGCCGTCCACGTCGAAGTTGTTTAGGCCGCACTCTATTATTACTCGCATGAAGTCAAATTTATTATTCTTTGGCGAAAAATTCTCAATTAGTTCCTTGGTCCTGTTGATCTGCTGATTGGTAAGCGATGCTGTGTCTAAGTGGACCAGCTTCCAGTTCCTAGTGATCAGCTCACGACCATCAAGAATCCTCCTATATAAAAGTATCTTGCTGCCGGCGTGTTGTTGGGCATATTCGAAAAAATCTTGCAGCAATATGTCCTCTTCGTCGGCCAGGATAGGAAATCTTTTTGCTAAAGATTTGAAGCCCGCTCCCTTAATCCCGTCGATCTTGTCTGAGCGGTCTCCGACAATGGCCTTTGCCAGCGCAAAATTTCGATACGAGACACCGAACTCTTCCATGACGCTGTCCTTTCCTATGAGTTTTTTCCGAATGGTTGTGGATATCCTGGTCCTGTCATCGAGCAGCTGGTAGAAGTCCTTGTCTGATGATAGGATTATCTTATCCTCGTCTGGATGGACGTACTTACAGAGGTATCCAATAATATCATCAGCCTCGCAGTCAGGCACGTATAACTGACAGAATGGTGTGTGTTTTAGAAGTTTTATTAGCGTCAGTATCTGTCTGTTCCTACTCTCATACGTGTCGTCAATCTGCTCCTCGTAATAGGCATTCATCCTAACGGGACGACGCTTATCCTTGTATGTGCTTAGTAGGCTTCGTCTAAATCCGGAGCCGCCGCCCTCCCAGACGATGTATATCTTGCTGGCAAAGTGTTTCTGAGTTGCGAACTGCAGCGCTTTTAAAAATCCCACCACTCCGCCTACATGATATCCATTGGAAGATATAGTGGGATTTGCAGAATAATGCCTTATGAACAGACCGTAGCCGTCCACTAGCAAGATATTTGACACAACTCTCCTACTCTAGGTCTAGCGAATCGGCAACGTTACCCTCTTCGAGCTCGTCGACATTAAATTCCTTGATCATAACGTGTTCAATAAAATCATCTAAATACGCACTGTACTCTTTATCGGATAAAATTTTATCAAATTCAGCCTTATAGAACTTCTTACTGACAAGCTCCTCACCAGTCTTTGTATTGACAACAGTGAATGTCTTCCAGCTGCCTGTGCCTCCGACAGTGACCTCTTGGTCGCCATCAATAAAAGAGCCAGCGCGACGTAACATATCGAAGAGCTGTTCATGCTCCTTGATCCCAATGCCAAAGTGAATCTCAAAATTGCATGTCCTAAATGGTGGGGCAACCTTATTCTTGATTGTCTTGGCTGAAACGTTGATGCCAATAATATCACCAGCCTTGTTCTTTAACTGTTGGCCGGCACCTAACTTAACCCTAACAGAAGCATGGAACGGAATTGCCATACCACCTGGTGTCGTCGTTGGATCGCCATACATGACACCGATCTTAGTACGCGTCTGGTTAAGACACACAAACGTCACATTCTCTGCACCAATCACCTGGGTGATCTTTCTCATTCCCTTGGATATGGCACGAGCCTGAAGGCCGATGGCATTCTTATCGTAGTCTCCTAGCAGCTCATCCTTGGGAGTCGAGGCGGCGACAGAATCCCAAATAATTACGACCGGGACGTCGGAACTGATCGCCTTTGACTTCTTAATCGTATTCTCGGCGATCTTGAAGACCTCCTCGGTGCAGGCAGTCTCGACAAAGACAAATCTCTTGGACACATCGACGCCGAGACGTCGCAAGTTCTCAATTGAGGTCGCGTTCTCAGTATCAATATAGACAGCAATACCACCCATCTTCTGGGCGGACCTAGCTAGCTGAATCGCGATGTGCGACTTGCCAATACTAGGTGGACCAAATATCTCGATAATTCGACCCTCTGGAATTCCTCCATCCCTTCGATTTGAGACAATATAGTCTAGCTGCTTAGAGCCTGTTGAGACCCACCTATTAATATTAGTAGGTGATTCATCTACAGACAGATTATAGGCAATCTTACTTCCGTGCTCCTTATTAAGGGACTTGATAAGATCTGCCGTAAAGTCCTGGACCTGTTTCTTTGTCGAGCCTGCCATCTACACACCCAGCCTAACTGAGCAGGTCGTCAAATGCGGCGTCAAGATCAGAGTATCCGGCAGAGCCTTCACCCTCAGTAGTCTTAGTAGCAGTCTCTCCAGTAACATTGACTTTATTGGTGGTTGTGGTTGTCGTGGTGGTGGTTCCACCGAATCGAGACGTTCCCATCGAGTCGCTAGGCGCACCGCCATTAACCCAATCGTTAATAATCTTCTCGACCTCCTCATACGTCTTCAGGTCATTCTTAAGAATATCATCCAAGTTAGGAACAGCACCCAGCCACTCCTTTGCGGCCTTGGAGTCATCATTCAAATTAGATGCCTTACCACGTGGCATGACGGAGTCTACCATCGGATACTTGAAGCCATCCTTCTTGATAACCGTCACCTTAATATCACGGCCCTCTAGAGGATCAGTAATATCGCCGTAGTCAGGGTCCAGCATAATATTGAGCAACTGCTGGTAGATCATCTTGCTGAATGACCAGAGCTGGACACCGGCTCCCTCATTGTCACGGACGACAACAGGACAGTATGCCCGCATCTTAGGATAAAGCTTCTTGGCCATCTCCCGAGCGCCAGGGGTGCCCTCATCGTAGAGCTTGCCCTGCAGCTCCTGAATAGGATCCTGCTGGCCGAGGTAACGAAGCGAGATAAAGCCTCGAGTACCAAGACCGTAGTGATAGTACCGCTCCTTGAACGGCTGACCATCGTTATCTGTAAACGGAAGCAGTCGGACAGTGTGTGTCCCTACATCTGGCTTCCAAAAGTTAGAGGTTCCGCGAGAGCCCTCGCCAGAAAGTTCGGCGACCTTGCGCCTAATTGCATCGAAATCAATTGCCATCTTTTTCTCCTTCAGTGTTGTTCAGTGACAAATCGGAATCTCCCGGCTAATTCCGGCAGTTCGTGTTCATGGGTATAAAATACCCAGTAAGCTTGATGTGTACAAGCCAAATATTAAAATTCTGGATCGACGACTTTAGCCCCAGGGCCTAAGGCCTTGAGGTAGTATTGCCACGATGGTGGCTGCTTCCCGCGCTTGGACGGGTTGGGATAGTTTGGACCTGCACCGAGGGGCACTGTGGCTCCTGCGACACCGCCCGCCGAAATCTCATCGACGTCATCATCTGGAATGTCACCAGGCTCAGAAGGATCTAGCAGCAGCATATTCCGAAGAAGCCTAAGCTCCCTCTCATCCCTGACCTGCTCATCACCAAGATTTGGAACTGGCTGTCCTGGATCGTCATAATCAGCCATGTGATAGTATGAGTCACCAGAGTTCTGGATCATCTTAGATCCCATGTAGTCAACGCCTGAAACTGAGGGATCGCCGATCTGGCCATGCATAGGAGTCGGCCTAGGTGGACGACCCAGCCTAGTTCTCTGCGGTGTATCACTGGTAAACTTAGATGCTGCTGGCACGCCAGCGCCGCGGCCGCCACGAGAACGATAGTCGATAGGAGTAATATGCATAGCCCGTCGACTGGGATACGTCTCCTGGATTATTTCTCTTATAAGCTGCTTGATGTTTTTCATACGTTATAAATAGGCGCCGTGGAACTAAAATTTCGAAACATCGACGTAAAAAGGAGCGTCAAATCCCTCGATCCCAATCACCCCGCTTGAGATCGCCGTAAGGTCATCGATACTATCAGGATGGACGTCGAAAATAATAGCATCATGGAGCAGAAATATTGGAACGACGGTCGAGGTGTCTGTCATTTCAATTATCTTCCTAAATCCTGACATGGCGACGTCTACACCGGTCGACTGGATGAAGTTGTTGTACAGGACGTGGGATGCCTTATCATCTGCTGTCAGGACTCGGCCGAAGTGGTTCCTAATCCTATCATCTGCCATAGCATCCCCAAGAAGCTCTCTGGCTCGTTCCTGGACACCGAAAGTTGAGGATATCTTTGTGATAAGCAGGTTAGCCTCCAGCCGACTGATTCCCAACTGCGATGATAATCTCTTGGGACCTGCACCGTAGATGACTGATAGGCATGCCAGCTTAACCTGATCTCGACTGTACATGTTATCGAAGACATCGCGGGCGACCTGGCTATAGACATCACGCTCAGCGATCAGGCCACCGATAGCAGCAGCGATACGTGCCTCCAATGAGACAAAGTCGACCTGGTATATCTGGCCGCCGTCAAACCGAGAGCCTATGATGCCTCGAAGATCCTTTCGAAGTCGAAGAATCTGTGGGCCCGACCTCTCTGTCAATCGACCGGTCCTGGAGCCATGCTGATTATATGCCACGGACCTGGCAAATCCATCATCATCGGGTGTAAATGAGATCAGGACTGACCTCTGGCCAGGTGTCATCTCGGCACGGATTGCCCGTTGGTGCCTGTCAGCATCGATCCTTGCAGGCTTCAAGGCTCCCAGGAGGTCTCTGGTTGACACGAAGTGGTCATGATAGTATTCCATCGGAGATGAGTCTAGGACATCCCAGGACTCATCCTGGAGCCTCCTAAGATAGTTCCTGTACGTCAAGGAAGGCATTGACCACTTAAGCGGGAAATCTCTTGGCTGAGAGACAGCTGAGACGGCTGCAATATACTTTCGATCAGGCATTATATTAAGCTGGTGACCTGTGACGGCGGCGAGGTCCTCAACACGAAGGCCTGAGTCCTGACAGCCGACAGTCCAGTCGTCGGTCTCAGGTGTGCCTATTGCGACAATAGCACCATCACGATCGAATGTTATACCGTCCTGATTATCGATTAGTCGTCGTGAAATGTGCAATCGCATGCACTATTTTATCATGCCATTAGCAAATTGAACAAGCTATTAACAATCAGGAATCTTTGTTGGCCTCATTCGCGGCGTTAATCGCACTAAGCCCACTTGCATGTGTTCTAAATGTGCCATAGGCATCAACAAATGAACAAACGATAGACGTCTCAAATGTCCCGGGTGATATTTTGTGATTGACCTTAATAGCGTGATACATGTTATCAGCTGACGTTCCTGTCCCAAAATCAACAAAGAACTGCTGCATATACTCAATTAGAGGACATCCCACCAAGCCTAGTGTCAGCCTAGTCGGAAATACCTCAAGCGGAAGCTCTCCCGATCCTAATCCTGTCGGCATTAACGGACCTGGATTAGGGCCGCCACCTGTCATAATATTGGCAGCAAACAATTGATCCGCCTCGGTGGATAAACTTGCATTCTTAATCATTGATGCAGAGCTGCCATATGTAATTGTTGGAACAGCACTCCTAACGGCACGAAATAGCGCTATTGGGTCGATATCGCCACCCAAAGGCGCCAGCCCCTCGCCGGCGCCGGCTGCTTCGGTGGTAGGCGCCCCATCTGTCGCAGGTGTACCCTCTTCTGCTGATATATCCGTGGGTTCCTGATTTACATTGCCTGAATTGAAAGCATTATACGCAGATCTAAGTGTATTTTGGGCAGCCGGATTATTAGATGCCTGCTTGTCATATACATGAATCTTGAGTATCTCATTTTTAATGATCTCGTCTTCACCGCCATCGACATGCCAAACAGGTTGACTTTCAACTGTTACCTCAAGTTGGGGCATCCTAAATTCCGTGTATACACAATGTGTACGAAGACGGGCAGCGACAGCATCACGCATTTGAAGTGCATCATTTTCCTTGGCTTCCTCGGTCTTTTCCGCTGTTATCCTTCCCGTTTCAGGATCCTGAACAGTCTGATAGAGGCCTTGTAGTCCATAATTTATACTAGACATGTCGTCGGGAAAATTATTAATAACAAGACTAATAAATCCAGTCAGGTCCATTTCTAATGAGCGATTACGTTGAAACGCATGGGTAAGCATAGATCTAAAATTACCAGCATGAATCTTAAACTCACCAATATTTTTAGCAGGTAGACCACCATCAGCCTTCGTCATTCCCATAAGGCCAGCCTGATCATTAAAATTATGAAATATCATCTGAATGTCAGTATATGGACTGGTCGCCTGCAGCGACTGACCTATAAACACAGCAAAAACCTTGGCCAGAGATACAAAAGATGGGGCTGGAGAATTATATTCCTCATCTGGGAATTCAGGATCAGAGTCATTTTTTAAACTGTTCCAATTTTTAGTCAGGTTCTTAAATGGATCAGATGTGGCAGCTCGCACAGCACCGTCACCGCCGGTGGGCCCGCCTGTGATAGATACCATTTTTCTTTCTATAGCATTAGCAACAGTTCGATAGGCATCATCTATCATAGTATCACTGTCAGATGAGTCATCCAAACTGTATAGCTTACCGATATCTGCTATTAATTCGCCAGCCGTTTCCCTGCATTGTGCATCCTCGCCTTCTTCCTTGGTCGTCGTGAGTGATTCTATAATTTCTCCTAGCATGTCTCCAACGGTCTTATCACCATCACCTATTTTGTCTGTCAATCTAGGTACTGATGTCAGGGTGCCCATTCTTCCAAGAACCCTGTATCCACTAATATTAGTTAATTGCTGCTTACTCCTTAGTATACCAAGAGCCTCACCAATTCTAGTAATTAGCTCATTTAATTGGTGCACAATATTGTCAGTTCCCATACCGTTAGGTGCCGCCGAAATTTTTTGGTTTTGAAGGTCTAGGCCAGCTGGCGAGTGAAGATCAATTTCGATCTTAAATTGTCCGACTGTATCCATATTCAACTTATACTTCGTCACCCTAAACAACTCTTTCCTTCTAAGACTGTTTAAAAATCTTCCATACGGATTTTCAATTGCACATCCCGGCTGACCATGAGGATGACTCCATCCCCACTCACATATAAATTTTGCAGACTGATACTGTCCTGGATTTAAAATCTCGGCAATCTCAGTCATTCGCGATCGATCATGTAACGTTATACTCATTCTTGCTGTCTTGTAAGATAATGCACCTGCACCAGCGTTATACGAACTAATTGTAAAATCGTTTAATGACATAAATGGACGAAACCTATCAATTATTGGTGTTGCCCTAAGATTACTATCATGATTAGCATAGTCGCTGTCTGGGACCATTGTCTGTGGTGACAGAAAGAGCTCCATTCCTGCGCCACCCTCATTCTCAGAAATATTTCCTGGCTCACCTGAAGCTGATATACCAGTGCCTGCAAGCATCTTGACAAAATTTGGTTCGTCATTCAATCCTGTTGCGCCGTGAAGAAACTTATAAATAGATGCGCCTGCAGCCGGGTCACCTTCACTAGGATTTGTCCTATCTGATATTAGCTGGAGAGTTAAAAAAGGCTGGCACATCGACATCTGCACAGTGGGTATAGAGTTAAAAAATACCTGCAATCCATTTGTGTCACGTGCTGCTGGCCCGAATGCCTGGGACATTACAAATATAAGTGACAGATTCGTTTCTGTCTCCGCTTCATTAGCAGTAATCAATCCAATATTACCAGCATTAATGTCTTCCCAACCATTAAAAATATTAAATGCCTGGTTAGAAGGGCCTAATATTATAATTGGTGTTTGTAATGTGTCGCTATCAAGATCAGACAGTTCGCTAATAACATTGTCAATAGTGCGAGATCCTCGTGCTGGATCGCCAAAAATCAATCGTGATATAATAAGATTCTTGTTGGCCTGGTTTTGACCACCGCCTACCTGCGGTGAAAGTATGAGAGGATCAAGAAAGAACTGCTTCAGCGCGTCCGTCGGATCATCAATAAGTCCTTTCGATGCCTCAGTCATGTCAGCAGACTTACTACCTGAGAAAGGTCTGGAACTGTAATCATAGTTCCACCAGGAATCTGGAGTCCCCAGCCAATATCAGATGCGGCCGCCAAGATCCACCAGTAGCGACTGTCACCGTATAAATTTCCAGCCAGCTCGTCAAGACGACCTAAACCTTGTGTTGTTATTGTGCTGGTGCTCAAACTATTAGATGCCACAGCTTTCTTTATCTTACGAAATGCGGTAGCTGTGGACATCGTGGTACCCTTTAAAATAATAGAGTCTTTGGCATATCTTGATATCGGCATCTCAAATCCTACGTGTAGTCGACTATACCAGTCTTGTCAATCATCTTGTTAATAATATCATCAATTATCTTCTTGGCTTCATTAAACTTTTTACGACCTCCAATGCCTGTCGGGCCCAGGGCACTGTCACGGCCTGACTGACCGGCAATGGCCGACATAGTTTCTCCAACTGGATATAGAGGAGCTCGATTCATGCCAGAGGCGTCAATACCTGGGGCAATGTCGTGGATCGGCGAGAATGCTATAGAGACCTTGCATAATTTTGGAGCACGAGAGCCGTAACGTGCGACCTCCCATGTAGCACCACCTAACCAGTCAAAGTTCATGGATGTTATAACACCAGCCAGACCCTTACCACCGACGGCATTGAACGATTTAAGTATTGGATTGTTCTCCTCGCTGGAAAATATACCGTATTCCAGGTCAGCCTGAGCTAGCTCCGCCTGAACCTGGTTAATCGCCTCCTGAACAAGCGGAATACTGCCAAGCTGACTGGAAATCGACTCAATTGCGGCAAGCAGCTCCCCCTGAGCGTATGAAGCAGCACTCAGACTGAAATTCTCTGTTCCAACACCAAAAAGCCTAAGCAAACTAAACTTGCTGCTATTTGTCCTGATAATATCACCTATCCGGAGACGGATGACAGGAGACGATGTCGGTATTTGGGAGAACGGCGCGACTATTTTTTGCTGTCCGTCAGCACTTATTAACACACGCCCTGGAGACCACTGCGGATATATAAGTGTTACCAACTTGTTTATCTTTGTGTACATTATCTCGAAATCTGCATGGTTAGTGCAGGCAATAGTGAAACTAATGCTGATGGCGCGCTTTGTCTTCTGATATATCATAACATCATCCACTCTACCATAAGCTGATGTAGACTGGTGACTAACGCTATAGTTGTCTGTTAGCGTCGATAGGAATGCCTGAAGTGCCACGATCTCATTGGTGCGCAGGTCGTGAAAATAGAATGGCATGTACTCGGCATCGAGCTCGGCCTCCACTTCTGCACGTGTCTTTGTATCAATTTTATTCTCAAACCTAAAATTACCGAGCTTACCAAATCCTGTCGGGTCGCCTTCCCTATCACTTAGCTGTCCGTATGCCGCCGATGGTTTACGGGTATAGATTCCTGGATTTAGTGCAATTGACTGGGCCGAGGCGAGCATCGCGAGGACACCTCCTGCGGAGTGGACCTGCCTGGTCTGTTCCAGGATGGCCTCTTGGAAGGCTTCGCTAGACGCGTCGGTCAGATCTGTCATCCTACTACTGGCCGCCTTAAAATCATTAGGTAGCAGTAGCATTGACAGTGCATTTCCAGCTCGATAGCCGCTGCCTCGACCCATCTGGCCTAGGCCTGAGGCCATCTTCGAGGACATAGCATAATCTGCAGGTAGCATGCTCACATAGCTCTGGGGTAGGAACGGAACTGGAACTGGAAAGACGGTCTCACCGGATGGACCCAATATTGGTGCGCCTCGATTTATCGCCTCAGGTAATGGGATCTGGAACAGCGCAGGATTTTGCTTAAGGGAAGCATTACCGATTGTGGTCATTACGTTTAAGAAGTTAGCCATCTTCGATGTTAGAAGAGCTGTCAGAACATCTGATCCCGCATCAATTGTTGTCTGGATATTTGAAACGCTGGTCAGTTCAGCCGCCGTCCTCGGTGAAACAGTGCCAGTCCGCCCAGCTACGTCAGTTGACAGATTAAGTGCTGATCTTATGACATCACGAGCAACAGTAATATAAAAACCAGGGGACTGGACGACTGTACCTGGGAAGAACATTACCAGGAGACCCCATTCGATAGCCCTGATATATAAGTTAAATTTATCGCCTACAAAGCCGTCAGGAGGAGCTAGACCTCCGGCACTTACTGGTCCGCCTGATCTGGTAGCACCAGAAAGACCTGACTGATTATCAGGTACCACAATACCTAAATTCTCGAGTGGGATTGGAGTCAGCAACAATGACCTGCGGGATGATCTGCCAGTAAATATAAGAGGGGATTTACCAGCTGAATCTATCCTAGCCAATATGTCATTAAGATTTATACCCAGAGGTAAACCTGCACGTGTGGCAACCTTCATGGCACCAATTGGCGTCACCCTGGCAAGGGCCTCAAGGGCCGTGACAGGCTCCATCAGTGATGATATTATTAATTGCAGGGGCTTAACTGCTATGCCCACGGCCAGAGCTAACGCACCGGCGAGTGCCAATGTCGCCTCACTATTATCGCTAAAGCGATCTAAAAAATTATTATAGCTGCCAAAGCTAAATGGTGCTATTCCATCACCTATATCAAGATTTCCTGTCGATGTCTTTCTAATATTTGAGACGCCTGAACCCGCCATGACATGTGGGCGGGTATTTCCCGAGGCTGCGCCACCGGCATGACCAGGAGCACCATATGCATTTACCGGATCAACCTGCGGATACGTTCTAGGGATTCCCATTTGGGTGGTGCCTGGCCCTAGGTCCTTTGCTGTCTTTGTCCTAGGATCTATAGGATTACTAACGTCTGCATCATCGCCAGTAGCCAACAACATCAGTGAGAGGCCAACATTCTGAAGCTGTTCAAATGTAATAGACTCACCCTCTGGATCGAACTCTCCCAATTTCTTCTGAAATCCGGCGATTGGCATGGCACTGTCATGAACACGCTCGCCTTCAGGATCGAAGGGTGTCTGGTCTCGACGAGAGTTCCACCTATTTTTTAACAGGGCCTGGGAGACTAAGTTTGAGACTGGTACCGAGGCAGGATCCTGTAGGTTAGGAGCTGATGCTTGACCGCTGGTACCAATTCCTGAAGCTAGTACGCCGTCCTTTAAAAATGTATTGCCGGTATATGGCGCTGCTGTATCACCACCACCCTTCGAGAGCAATTGTCCGAGTGTCAGGCCTCCTGACTGGGTCTCGGCGAATGGGCTTCCATTGGCATTCCCCTCGTCCAATGCTCCTGCCAGAGGGGCAAAAACATGCTGTGAGTCTGTAGAACCTCCAGCTGTAACTATCGGTACCGGGGCTCCGTTGGCATCGGAAAATGTGAATTCTGTAGAATCGGGAGGAACAGTATATGCATTTCCCCTAGTTGGAGAATAGCCATTATCGTGGCCATGAGCTGTATTTTGACTCAGATAATCGCCCAGTCGCCTCTTGAGTGGTTCTGTAAGGTCGTCAATGCCTGGCTCGAATCGATCCGCATCACCAGACTCACCGTCAACAATATAAGGTCCTGGATTGTTGGGGCCTAACGGAGTTGTTTCATCCATTGTCTACTTCCTCCTCCCCACTCGATGCCTCTTCGAACGTAACTTCGGTGCCCATCTTATTGGCAGCGTTCATAACTAATTTCTGTGCTGTAGCAGTCCTGGCTCGTTCAACTGTATCCATTGCCGGACCAAGAACTTGATCCTGCATGTAAACAGAGAACTCTTTTATGACACCATCAAGGGCTTTAGCTTGTTCTGGGTCAAGTCCCTTAATAAGCAGCTCATAAATACTGTGCCCCTTCACCTCATCGTATATATCTATGTTGACTTTCTTTTCAGTCATCATCATGTTCCCGGTATGACTCGTGTCTCAACAATAGCACGTGCGAGCTTGGCTGCATCCATATGTACATTCAAATTAATCTGGACCTTGCCCTTATCGGCAGAGTTCTCTCCGGCAAATACGCCTGAACCGAGGATCTCCTCCACTTTAGTTTGTAGATTGACGGTGTCGACAGTGGCCAGTGTTTCTGTCATCTTGGCAATTCCGGCGGCTGCCCTAGCGAGCTTATTTGTCACCACGTCTACATCGACAGAACCCCTGCCCACACCAGAGAATATATCACCAACCTCCTTAAACACACCGGCGAATGATCTGAAAGCTGTGCTAGCCGAGCCCGAGAGCTCTGTGACCTTCAAAAGTGCTGGTGCCATAATACTCACACCTTCAATTATAGCGCCGGAAAATGATCGAAGGCCTTCGAGTAGGATATTCTTGGCCCCTGCCATCGCGCTACTAACGAAGTCAACACCGGCTTTTACCTTTTCACCGACAGCCTTTAGTGCAGCACCTGGATCTTTTATGATATTCGCGACATTAGCAAACGCCTCCTTGGCTTTTGCAACACCAGGAATCTTATTTAAGCCATCGAGAACATTCCCCATCATTGCCCTTCCAGCATTCGCAAGGTTACGAAATGGGCTAGACGGATCTTTTGGTTCGCTGCCCGGTAGCCAATCCCTAAATTGCTGCCACTTATCTCTCCACCAGGTTGATATTAGCGTCCACTGCTCCTTGAGACCGTCCCAAACGCCGCCTATAATCTCTTTTCCTATTCTCTTAAGCTCTCCAACTCCTGTCAGCCACGTCTCGATAGCGGGCATAATCGTGTTAGACCACAGACCCTTAAACATGTCTTTGACCTCGTATGTAAACGTGTCCCACGAGGCGGCAAATTTATCCGGATCGAGCCACTTCGACAAGAGTCCAAATGATACCAGGTCTGCAACGCCGACAGCCCACTCTAATGCCCGACCAATAAAATCAGACATTATGCCACCTAGGGCCTTAATACTGTCCATAAATCCGCCGCCAGCTCGAGCAGCGTCCATAAACCGCTTCTTAATATCGCCAAACAAGCCTATCACTGGCTTTACCGCAGCCCAGAGCAAAAGTATTAGTGGAATCTTTTTAATAATCCACGTAAATGCTGATCCTATGCCTCGAAGACCAGGACCCTTAATGAAATTGCCCAGTCTACTCCACGGAATCTTTTTGAATGCCCATTTAAGGGGTTTCCAAAGCAATTTTCCTATACCCTTAAAAACTCCCCCAATTGCGGAAAGGAGGAGGCCGGGGAGAAGTGCAGCCATTGTGAATACGGCGACGCCTAGCTGCTGTTTCCATGGTAGCTTCTTAAATTCCTTCCAGATTCGTTTAGCAATCATTGTAATCAACTTCACCACTTGTGGTATCACAACATCCGCCGTCATATTTAAAAAGTGTTTTATCTTACCACCCATCTGACTGGCACCGCTGCCACCAAATAAACTAGTCGTAAAATTAGTAAATGCCTTCTTCAGGTTTTTAAGCATCTTATTGAATGCCTTTGTCTGTTCCGCCTGGGTCGAGGCCCCAAAGAATGCTTTAAATGACTTATAGGCGGCATTTATTGGGGCGACTGTTGACTTTATAGCATTCGACAGCATTTGAAACAACTTGGGCATCTTAGAGATGGTATTATCAGTCCCCTCAAACATCTCTCGTATAAAATCAAAATCCAGCAGCGTGTCTCCAAGCTCCCTGCCTATTTCGTAGACCTCGACAAGCGCTGTTCTAAACGATGCTGATGCGCCTGTGATCCTGCCAAAAAGGAACAGCGACTGGCTTATGCCCTCTATAAATGACTCAAAGAAACCCTTGCCATCCAACATCATGTCGCTCATCTTGACAACGACATTCTCGATCTCCTTGGCGACGTCCTGCATTGCCTTGACCATCTGCTGCTGTGGATCTGTCTCGGCCATCTTGGCTGCCAGCTCCTCCTGAGACATGTACTGTGATTCCTGTGAGAATGCCAGTCGAGCTGCCTCCTCTGAGAGGCCCGATGACTGTGCTAGCAGGGCGAGCTCATGCCTGCTCAGGGTCTCTGCTGACTTGCCGGCGCGGAACATGGCCTCCCGCATCTGATCCAACTGGTCTGCGGGGCTGGCAGCATTCAGCATCTTCATCGTGTCTATCTGCGTTCCGAACGCCTGGCTGAGCTTGGAGACATTCTCAGCTGCCTTGTCGAACGTGAAGAAGGCGTCGGAGATCCCGGCAAGATCCTTGATCGATATGCCAAGCTGTGTAGCCTTTGACATCGCTGACTCCATCTCAGCACGGTTGGCATTGCCGAATGCCTTGACATTCCTGATCATCTGACTGAAGCCTTTGTGGGCCTGCTTGGCTGATATACCTAGTGTGGCCGATAGGCGATGCGAGCGAAGGGTGACGTCCTTCACGGCTGAGACGCCGTCCTCGCCCATCGCGCGGAACGTGTTATTTAGCTGACCGATCTCCTCTCCTGAATAGCCGGCAGCCATAGCTAGCTTGCCCATCTCAATCCTGTTATCCTGTGACATCCTAGCAAAGCCTGCCAGCTGTCCAGGATCCATGGCGCCATAGAGTTCACCCATCTTATTTATCAGGTTTATGGCCGCATCGTAGCCGAAACCTGCTGAGACGCCCATCTTCGAAAATGCTCGACCCATGGCCTGGGCATCCTTTATCACCATCTTGCCTGGGCCTTTTGTCAGGCTGCCAAACTTCTTACGAACATTCTCCTGGGCCTCCTGGACACGCTCTAGTTGCTTGATGACCTCGTGCATTTTATCTATGTAATGCTTATAGAAACTCTTTAATACCCCAATAGATGCCAGGATGGCACTCATAATCCCGCCAAAGACCCCGCGAATACCAGCACCAAACTTCCTAAACCCAGCTTTGGCTTTTCGGACTGCCTTTTCCATCTTGCCGATCTCTTTTGTCGTATCCTCAGTTGCCTTCTCGGCCTCCTTGATCGCTTCGGCCGCTTCTTTGCCAGAATTTCTCAGGTTTTCAAATGCGTCTGTGTCGGCGCACTCCAACGCGGAGCACATATCACGCTGTAATGCCACCTGACGAGTCAGGTCATTATTCATGCTCTTCATAAGCGCCTGGCGCTCCTTGAGCAGCTTATTAATAGCCTGTGTTGTCTTGAGATTCTCTGCCACGTGTCAGTCCATCTAAGTTATAGTGGCCAGGGAGATCCGACATGCTGAAGGAACTCGGCGGCCGCTGCATTCTTCCTGTCGACAGATTTCATAACGTTCTCAAGGCCCTGATTTTCAGAGGCCAGCATATCATTCAGGTCGCTTGTTGCAGCCATCACACGAGCAGTCGCCATGACCTGCTGTCGCGTTCCGCCCAAATCAACAATTGGCGCTGATTGGTGTCCCACCACGCTGGCCGCAGCTAGCGCAGGAAACATCCTAGACATAATTGAGTAGTCATCATGCATTGCTGCCACACTCACTATTACCTTATAAATATTGCCATCAGGTGAATCTCCGCATTCTAGCAGGAGTTTCTGCCCTGTGTTTTCCAGAAAGCATGTTAGCTGTTGGATTATTGTCGTGAATAGCCTTGGACGCCGTCTTCGACGAGCGCTCAAATTCCTGGTTAATTCGCCTGATAAACCATATCCTATAACTAATAGGCATAGTATAACACTCGGTGTACGTGAAGCCACCGTAGTACATAAGTATGAATGTGTGCTCTAGGAATATCTCCTTATCGCTAGGCGTCAGGCCAAAAAAACGAGGCTCCGATTGGGAGCTGTACCTCCGCCGACTCTGAGCAGTGCTGGCAGTCCATCCAACTCTTCATCTCAATTCCAGGCTCAATCTTATCCATCTTACGTCGAAGGGCTAATGAGTCTCTAGCAGGCATGTGTCGGATGAAGTGATTAATAGAACTGCGCTCGGTCTTTCCATCCACAGTCAACAGGGTATACTGAAGCTTGTTCGTCACAAGATTATCGCCCATAATACCGCCCTTTTTACGTCGCTCAGAAGCAATCATTATCTCCTGTTCGTCACGTCCTGTCAGAAACTTAAATGTGACACGCTTTTTGGTCATGGGAAGTGTAAACTCAAAAGCATTCATTCCAGGTTCTATTGGGTCATCACCAAGAGAGGTAATGGGTAACTCTGCAAGGTTAAACTCATGTGAATCCTTTGTGGAGCATGAAGGACACTCGACCTCCGTATTATACTCGACGCCATAGCCCGTAATTCGAATTGCAACCATTAATGCATTCCTATCACCGGACAGCAGCGTATTAGGATCAATTCGCTTATCAACCAGGCATGACCTAATCAATTCCGTAATGACAGTCCCCTTCTTAATAAATGCCTTCGAGGTGAGAATATCCTCCTCCCGTGCAGTCATTGCCTTAATATCAACAGTATCACATGCGTGAAGCGGGTGATCAACTGCATACGCCATTCCTCGACTTGGAAGCGGAACTGTCTCTACGGGTATCTCAAAATCCAGTTCCTGTGTCTGTACACCTGGGGTGCCTCGTAACGACTCTTCAGGTCCTGGTGAGTTAAATACTTCGTTCCTTCTGTTAGACATATAAAATAGTTCTCCTAGGGATGCTCATGTAAATTGTACGATACCAGGCAGCGGTGTAAATGAAATTTTATTTAAAATCTGCGCCTTTTTAACTAACATTAATATAATAATGGCGCATGTAGGGCCCGGTATCGACCAATATTAATTATTACAAAAATAAAAACCCCGCCTGCAGGCGGGGTCCTTAAAAAGTTAGTATAATTAATCTTAGAACTGAAGCACGCAGTTATCGAAGCGCATTGTGAGAGCAATCTCAGTGGCGTCGCTGGCACTATAATCCAACTCGTTGAAATTAGCCTCTGTTAACCATGCACCCTTCATATCCCAGAGTTCAACAACTGTACCGACAGGATCTAAGAGCTTAATCTGGCAATCACGCTTGTAAAAATCAGCGTAGCCGGCACGGCCTGAGACTGACTCGAAGTGAAGCCTGACCCACTCCATTACCTGCTGCGCACCTGAGGGGGCAATCGGATCATAAAGCGTTACTGATACCGTCCCAAATGTAGTGCGACCGGCAAGGTAGCGTGTGTGGTTAATAAATGGAAGCGTCACTTCCTCGGTACTGATGGTAGGCCGAGCGGCTGATTTTATCAGAAAAGCGTCAACGCCCTCTATCTGAAATACCCATCTAAACTTCCTTTTAGGCTCAAACTTATTAGGAAGCATCTCTGTGACTGATAGTGTCTCGGCCATTGCTAATTTCCTCCGCTAAAGATATATATGCTCGTTGTTGAAAAATGCATTCTCAATTATTCCTCGGCGCCAGCATTTGTGACAACAAAGTCGAGTGAGACGAATTCCACAGAGCGTGTCGGCTGTAGGAATATCTTACCTCGGATCGTGTTATTCTCAACGTCGGCCTGGGTAGTAGTGGTTGTGTCAATTATCACCTTGTACCTGTCAACGCCCTGTTGCTGCTGAATCCTCTGAAGGACCGGCTGGACTGCAGCCGAGAATGCAGCGAGGGTCGCCTCGCGGTTTGGTTCGAAGAGGAACCTATTGGCAATATTTCTGACCTGACGTCGAACGTCTATGAGAAGACGCCTGACGTTAATTCTATCTAGTGCAGACTGTGCCTGCTGGAGTGTCTTCTGACCGAAGACCACGACACCATTTCGACCTGGGAAAGTCCTGATTGGGTTGATATCAGTCTCGTAGAGGCGGTCCTGATTGTCCTGGTTGATTCGAAGAGCCACATCATCAGTGGAAGCAAGGGCACCGCGTGCAAAGCCCGCTGGGGCGAACCAGGGATGTGCCAGCTTGTCATTAAGTGAGAAGGCACCCAATACAGCGACTGACGGTGGAACATTAACCAGCGTATTGACTGTTGAGTCCAGGACAATAACGTCGGGGAAGTATGCCGCGGCAAACGATGTGTCGAGTGCGCGATTACCAAAAGCAGTCGCCGTATTCTGGACATGTGGCACCTGTGCTGATGATGTCACCACCATATTCAACGTATCACGCTCTTCGATATCCATGATGTAAAGTGCATCAAACCTATTTTCAACAGTGTTAATGGCCTCGTCTGTGACTGCCGAGTGCCTAATTCCTGGTATTGCCAAGAGCTGTAGGTCGACGTCACTAGTACGACCCATAATATCCAAGGCCTTAAGATATGCAGCGACTGTCGAGGATGACTTCTGCGATTCGTTCACGTCATCCATCTCCCGGCGGACAGCAGTGTTATTCATCTCCACCTTGTCCTTGTTAAACATGTTCAGGCCATTAAATCCGCCCTCGACAAAGAAGCTGAACTTAAGGAACCTACTCATTGCAGGAACGAAGTCGTCGGTGAAACTCAGTGCTCGACTCTTTCCAGCAGCGCTTGGTGAGATTGTACCATTCCTGACATACTGCCAGGACAGTGCCGTTGAAATATCCACTTTGCCGTCGGAGCCTGTCAGGATCTTAAGGTTTAATAGACTAAACTTATTATTGTTGAATAGGTCTGAATCCAAAATACCACCATTTAGGCGCGCCTCACCGGCATTTGAGCCTGTCGAAACATTGAGCGCATCCAGCCTAAAGTTGGGGAAGAAAGATGTCATAGAGGCCAGTGTCGGATTTGGCAGCTGGCTTATATTTGGACCAGCAAGCGTCGTCTCCCGCTCGAACTGGATACCCCAGTACAAGTTGGCATTAAATCGGGAATTAATGGTACCACTTTGGTTTGCAACTAGATGCTGCCTGAATGGTATTGGTGGTTCATTCATTCTTCCCATAGGAGAGCCTGCAAGGTCGGCTGGGAGGCCTGTGTATACGGCCGCTTCGTGTGAGGCAGGAGCAAGACAGTTTGTTCCCGATAGAAGCAGGTGATCAGGACCCCTGAATCCTACTGGAAGGGAATCGTCTGACGTATCGCCTGCGGCTAGCTCGATAGAGCGCTCAACTCGAATATAATTGGAGACATTCGGATAGCTTCCCTCGACCACAATTCTCTGCTCATCATCGACCTTGTCAAAATCGAAGTATGTCGTCATGTCTCCAACTCTTGCAGAGATATAATTGGGAGATGAAGGATCCAATGAAAGACCTGAGAATGTCTCTAGTTCAACTGGGTCATCATCTGTATCGTAAAAGTCCCTTACCACCAGGTCGAATGTACCGAATAAATCAGTGGCTGATGTCGACTTTTTAATGTTCCTTATTGACAACTTATATCTATCATTAGCACCCTGCATTGTTGGGGCCTTAGAATTACCTGTGGAACGTAGCTGGCCGTCGTCAAGAGCATGAAGTCTAAATAGGTTGACATTTGCCTGACTGGTTAGCCATGGTGACTTGGATGTAGTAAATCGATTCTCAAACCCCTTGTACTCAGGCCGGGTCGCGGCACCGGTTGTCATATCCGCCGAACCGGTTGCTAGGAAAACAATATCCTCTAGCCTCTTTCCATTAGAATCATGGTATGCTGCAGCGGCTAGGAGATTCGATCCTGTCGGAACGCAAAAAGCCTCTTCCAGATCATAGTGAGCATAAAGCAGATGACCTGCCTCCTCTATCTTGGTTGCATCCTTATTGAACACCTTGGAAAAATATTCTGGTGATGTTGGGTTGAGTGATGCCGTTATCACGTTTGGATACGCAGCGGTCGACTTATGCCCGTTTAAAAGCATGACAAATGATGATGATCCTGACGCTATATTAAGGGAGCCAGTCATTGCTCCTCTAGGCCCTGTAGAAGAAGCCGCTGTTGAATCATCCGTAGGTGTATTATTATCAGTAGTCGTACCTGATAGCATTAATACAACCTGATCAGGTGCCATTAGCACACCACGAAGAGTGACTGTCTGCGCATTAAGGCCTGCATCGGTAAAAATTGTGGAATTAGCTGCCTGTGCCATTGCTGCTGCAAGAAAATGCACATTTCCAGGTTGGTTTCCAGCAACAGCATATGGATTAGGACCAATCAGTCCATTAGCCTGTACCTGCTCGGCACCGACAGTAAATCCTGCATTTGTAACCTTTCCTGTTGACGTGGATCGCTTCTTGCCATCGCCGGCACCCAGGATACGAAGGTAGGAACCAGCAGTGGCATTTCTCATCCACTCGGTCACCGCTAGCGGCCCAAATTTCTTACCATCAGTGTCACCAAACTTGGCGACAAAATCCTGGCGGGTGCCAAATGTAACAGGCACAAATGCGAGCCCCCTGTCAGCGGTTCCTATCACTCCGGCGGGGACACCGAATGCTGTAGCATTCGTAGGTCCGCTAAGGTCAATTTCACGCGTTGTGACGCCTGGGCTTGTTAATGTTCTTTCGGCCATGTTGTTAACTCCTAAAATTCATCGAATAAATATTAGCTTATTCAAAGCTTACGCCAGAATTTGTGATGATAAAGTCAATTGCGATAAATTCAATCGCCCTAGTCGGTACCACAACAATTCTACCGTTCAGCTTATTCTGCTCGACATCAGCTGCGGTATTATTAGTATTATCCATCACGACCTTAAAGCTCTCGATGCCAGCCTGTGCCTGAATTAATGCAAGCTGTGGGACTGACTGAGCAATAAATGATGCTCTGGTCGCTGAGGTATTTGGCTCAAAGAGGATACCCTCGGCAATATTGACGATTATCCTCTTTATCTCCAGCATTAGCCTCCTGACATTCACTCTGTCCAGTGATGACTGGGCATATTGAAGGGTCTTCTGTCCGAATATTACGAATCCCTGTCGTGGGAATGTGGCAATCGGATTAATCCTCGCATCGTACAGGTCGTCCCTGTCACCCTTTGTCAGTCGGACATCGACATTCTTGACGAAATCCAGAGCTCCCCTGTTAAAACCAGCGGGGGCGAACCATGGATAGCCAACCTTATCATTATACCCTAGAGCTCCAAGAGCAGCAACACTGGGAGGTGTCCTCACGTGCTGACCAGACGGTGTATCAATAATGACATCTGGAAAGTACACAGCAGAGTAGTTATTGTCGATTGCCCGACTCTCGAACTGCTCCTTTGTCTTTCGAACGCTGGGGCGAACAATTCGATCGTTGAACAGCCTATTGCCATCATCATCGTAATTCTCTATGTCCATTAGGAAGACAGCCATGGAGTAGTCCTTTGTCTTCTTTGCAGCGTGATCTGTAACTAGTGGCTCCCTAATGCCAGGTATCGACAGGATATTAATATTAGAGGCGAACGGATCCGTCAAGATATCAGCTGCTGTCTTATAAGCGGAGATAGCAGAGTTATTCTTTCCAACGCCGGCCATGTTAGCTGACAGGCCTGGTGATGTGAAAGCCGACGAAGCACCTCCGCCAGCTGATGTGGAAGAAGCCTTATCATTCATTCGACCGGCATTCTTATCCAGAATATTAAGGCCATCCCAACCACCTGCCATAAACATTGAGAACTTATTAAAATTAGAGAACCTATTAAATGTTAGAGCGCCAGAAGCCAAGAGGCTTCCCATCCCCAGCCTGGTATCACGTGATACGGCATCGGAAAGCGTGTACAATGCCGAGTCGCTCCCAGATGCAGCAGGATTGACAACCCCATTTCGTAGGTATGCAACCTCCTTCATCATATCAGAGACAGTGGACGTATTTACCTGACTCCACTGCGATGCACTCGGGCTTAGTGCAACTCGGGCCAATGTAAACTTGTTATTATTAAACGAATCCCGATTACTTCCTGACACCAAAACGCCCTGCTTGGCCATACCAAGGAACTTGGCGAAGGCCGGAATGCATGCATTAGCTGTCTGTATCGGGTTGGCATCATAGGGGGAGGTATTCCTCTCAAATTTAACGCCCCAGTAAAACCTAGCGTCTGTAATCTCCTGATCACCCTTTTCCCCGACATATGTGGGTGCCTTATTAAGCTCACCGCGTGTTGCCTTAAACCTCAATGGCACTGGTGGAAGAATTGAAGATGAAAGTGGGGATGTGGCCCCTATAGACCCCGTAATAAGAGCGTCCCCTAGTCCACCTTTGGGGTCCGGCATAAAATCGTTATTACTTGGAGATGTTCGTGAAAGGGCATATCCCCTAAACCCGAATGGAAGTGCGTCCTTAGGAATTCGTCCATTCTTCAAGTCATCGCTCTCTACTACTCTAATCATCGTTGACACATTAGGGAATTTACCTGTTATAACCAGGCGACGCTCTTCTGTCTGCTCAGCAAGGAAGTTAAATGATGCCTTCTTTGTGCCAATAACCTTGGCGATGTAATTTGAAGCCTGTGGGTCTAATGATAGGTTAGGATATTCCTCTAAGGCTTCAGGATTTAAATCTGTGTCACTGAATTTTCGAACCTGTAGCGTGAATGATCCAAATTCGCTGTTTGGATTAGTAGACGCGCGAATGTTACTAATGGATATCTTAATATCTGTGTTGGCATAAGCACCGTCAGAAATAGCCTCTACACTAAACAGATCGTACTCTTTGGTTCCAAAAGGCTGTGATATAACAGATGGAGTAATTGGTGTTGTATATGCTGCATTAAATCGACCATAAGCATTAAGAAATGGTACGGCGTGTGAATTCGTCCTTGATGATCCTGATAGAATACCGACTGCGTCGGCTGCTGTGGTAACAGCTGCTAGCTGAGCATCAACATTAAATGATGCGTATAGATAGTGCTTAAATGTGTTAAACTGCTCAGGGTCTGTATTCAGAACCTTGGAAATGAAGTTATCATTGTCAGGATCCAATGATGCCGTGTAAATTTTAATTCCGGGGGCGCCATCATCGTTTGCAAAAACGCTACCGGCGGAGGATGAGACAATTATCTTAAAACATGTTGCCATTTGACCAGCTGCCGCAGCACCCACAGTTGCCGTGTCGTTAGCAACAACAGCAGGACTGTAGGTTTGGTCATGATCTATAATCATAATTCTAGATCCGGCGGAAGGTGCTATCATTCCTCTGACTATTTGAGCGCCGGCACCTTCCGAGGCGTTATTAAAACTATCATTATCCGAAAACATTGGCATGCCAATTGTCTCAGATGCAGAAATATAATGGTTCGCAACAAGGAACTGCATTGCGCCTGTATGACCTGAGTCGTCAGGAACGCTTACAGGCTTCAGAAAAAATCCTGCACCAGGAAGATTTCCCTTGGTTCTTTCATTCTCAATATCAGCGGATGAAGTAACTACACCAGCGCCTAGCGTCCTGACATACGTTACCGCATTTCGATTCTTTAAAAACTCAGTAACAGCATAGGGACCAAACTTCTTGGAATCTAAGTTTCCAAACCTCGTCTTAAAGTCCGCAAGCGACCCGATAGAAATCGGAACGAATGCGGGACCCTTCTCGGCAGTGCCTGCTATTCCAGCAGGTGTGCCAAGTGGTGCCTTCTGTCTCTGAGACAAATCAATCTCAGTGTCAAAAAATCCTGGCGATCTAAATGTTCTCTCGGCCATTTCGGTCTCCCAATTAACATGCTTAAGCAATCTTTTATAATTATGAGTTTAGATGTCTAAAAACCTATTCAAGGACTGAAATCGTCTATTTTCCTAACTATGCGACTTCTGGCCACCGTTTCGCCTTGCCTCTGGTTCCTAGTCACGATCTTCACTTCACGCTGCTCAGTGTCATCACTAAATGGATCAGAAAGTGTCTCGACAACGCTCTCTACGATCTGACTGTTGGAGTCTATGAGGTCACCCTTATTATCTAGTACCTCCACATCACTCAGGATAAACTTATTAATATCGCCGCTGCCAACGTCAGATGTAAGAGCTCCAGGAACAGTTATCTGCCCATTGATACTAAACACGCCAAAATTTATCTGAGGTGCTGATAGCTTGTACCTAAACGGAGACTGCTGTCCTGGATTCTGGTTAGCAATAAAATATGAGTAGACGTGAACATTAAATGTATGACGGATTATTCTCTCGTCGCTAGTAAAGTCATCAAAATTATTATCAGGCTCGAAACTATCACCTAGATGAACAACAAACCAGTAACCTTTATCAGTGGTAACCTTAAAATTCTTACCTTGGGTCTCAACTGAGTTTACTGTATTCTCCAGCATTTGATTCATATGTGATGTGTACTGCGTCCAGTATGTTATCTCATAGTTGGCCTTGTAAAACTTTGGAAATGGTATTGTTATAGTCTCAAAAATATTATTTCCTAAGTTGGGGCTGAGTAGCCTCCCCTTGTCAAAGTCATACCTCTCTGAAAATGTTTGCTGTAATTTTCTTCTTGATGCCACTGTATTTGGATCAGAGCCTGTCTCATTAGGCGCATCTATAAAATTCTTTCTAGATGCTACATTCTTCTGATTTATCAGTTTTGCCCTGTTTATAACCTGCTGGTACTTGGGATCACGTGAACTCAATTTTCTCTTAATTGACAGCGGACCTGTTGCCCCAGGGAGTCCGTACTCGCTAGAAGGCACCAACTCAATGCCTGTCCTCCTCACTGAAATTAATGGCAGGATCAATGTATTGTTCTTGTCCCTAATCGGAATTTTTCTCTTGACTAGTGCAAATCTCTCACCAGTGGCAAATATAACAGGAACCTTTGTTGCATTCTCCTGTTGTCCCACAAATAATGGGTGTGCCATCTGTGTGTCAAACAAATCAAACACTGCCTTGTCAACATCCTCCACGCTACATGCTGGTATAGAGAAATCCTCAGGAATATTATCACCCTCATATCCAGATGAAATTCTATTAATAGACTCTTGGCGTATATTCTGTCTGGCCATAATTTATCTCCTAGGACTCATCATAAAATGCAGATGTACCATCATTATCAGCACCCTTTGGTGAAACCTCACCCGGGGCAGGACGCGGGGGCAGCTCTACCTTACCCTGTTCAATAAGAGCGCGCTTGTCACCGGTAGGACCTTCGGCATTCTCGGCAAATCCGCGCTGCTGAATAAATGTCTTTTGCGTCGCGTCGGGATCGGAGTAGGATTCGTCTGTCGGTCCAAACAGCTTGGAGGTGAACTGGCTCTTCCTGGCCTCCTTACCTACTAATTTAACCCCAGCAGTATACTCAGCCTGCCCATAAATGTTGTCCAATATAATGACCTGAATGACTTCAAAGAAAAGAGTTCCATAACTAAAGAAATCGCCAATATAAAGCTGTATTCCCTTGTCAATCATGTCACGATTCTGGACAAATGCTGAAATATTGTAGAACTCGTCAGTACCAAACCGGTTGGTGGTTACCTCCGTCTCCTGGTACTCGACAAGACAGTTTATCTCAATAGGATTATCGAAGACCTTCTCTGGTGACTCTCGATATATCTCGTGAATTTTTGTCTTGGTATCACTAATAGGATAGTAATAGATCTTTTGACCTATAACATCCTTGACGATCTCTTTAGTGACATCGCTGATGTAATCAATCTCCCGAGGAGTTATAAAAAGACGAGCCATCAGACTATCCCATGGTTATGGCTTCGCCATTAGGCACCGGAATTGTCTTGAGCTGCTTCATTATATTCTCAGACGTCACCGCCTGAATCTCAAGTAATTTATCATATGTCATGGATTCAAGCATCTCATTTATCTGAGTTCGTAATTTCTCCTGATCCTCTCTGCCCTGCGTTACGAGATCAGTACCATTAAGTGTAAGCTCTCGGCCTGGGATTGGAATATTCCCAAACTTTGACCTGATTAAACCAAGCAGTTCCTTACAAAGTGCCAACGTAAACTGCCGAGCCCACTGGCGACCGACGCTATTGACCCTATCATATTGTAAATTTCCATATGGAATATTCGACAAATTAGAGACACCGTAAATAGTATCATCAGTATATGGAGGATTTAATGGATCCTGCGCATTGACAACAACCCTAATCCATAAGTAACGAACGCTAGGTCCATTTGGAGGTGTTACTGGAGCTGGAAAGATTCTTATCTTCGTTCCTTGTAGCCTGTAGCTATAATTTGACCTTCTTACTCGCTGCGATACATCCATCTGCCCAGCCCGAAGTATATCCTCAAAAACAGGTAATACATAGAAAATACTTTCCGGGGTAAATGACTCAAAAGAGAATTCATTATTTAGATAGTTGATAGCTGACGTTGAATCAAAAAATCTATAAGCAGCTGACGGAGAGAAGTGATAAACTTCCTGCACTTTCATCTTTGTCCTTCGACCAGCAGTCTGGGTGCTTACTACAGTTGTAGCACCTCCCGGCTCTGTCATTAGGTCATCATAAATATCATAATCCTGTTGTCCATCAATGAGCTTAATGGAGCCTGACGTTGGGTTCTGTGCTCCACCCACACCACCTTCGGTTGAGTATGGTTCTGCCTGGCGCCTTAAAAATTCCAGTGTCTTTCGTGGATATTTCTGTTCAGAGCCTGAAAGCAAGGAGCCGGAAGGTGTGCCCAAAAAATCTAGCATTTGGGACTTTGCCTGGTACTGATTAATAAGGGAGCCGTACTCCAGGAATGACTCCTCGAAACAGGCCCAAATCTGTTTCTTAGTCAGTTCAACGCTTAAAATATCATCACCAAGCTTACGCTTTACAAATGTGACAATATTGTCTGCCTCTGACTGAAAATCCGACTCCTGGTCAAAAAAACCAAAGGGAGTCGGATTCAAAGTGTTTGCAAATGTTGCCATTATCGAGCTCCTATTCTACATGATAAATATGCGAAAAGAAGCTTTCGTCAGGTTAACTCTTTAAACCTCCCAGCAAGACCATCGCTACGAGACCTGGAAGGCCGTTGCGAACATATATTCCTGAGAATAGCGCGCCGGATCTAGCTCCAACATATGCGACAGCTGACTCCATGTGATTGGAAATAGTGGGATCTGACGCCATTTCCTCAGTGACACATAAAAGCAGAGATCCAACTGATATCTGACCACCAGGAGACGGACACGGCGAATTTTTTACACACTCCTGATATATACGACTGCCTAGGCCGGTAACTGACGGCTCTGGCACAACAGTGGTACCGAGAAATATGCGACCCTTCTCACGTAGGCAACGCTCGAGATCCTTTGTGTCAAATGCCTGCACAGGAGAACTAGCGCCGGCTAGCCTAAATACCTGTGCAAGCATCTTGGCAAACGTAATGTTAGCCAATGAGAACATATTGAGAACACCAACCTTGCCTCGCAAAAGCTGCAGCTGTCGTTCATTGTCTAGGACAATATGTGAGTAATTGACAACCTTCTCCAGGGCCATCTCATAATTGTTTTTGATAGTCGGATTGAGAAGCTCCTGGGCCGATGGAGCTGTTAGAACGTACACAACATCACCAGTACCCCCGGATGCCTTCAGGTATCGCTCAAATGAACCGTGAAGCCATCCTGATGCCGATCCTGTACCTCCACCTCCACCGGCGAGGACAAACAACCAGTCAACCTGGCCTATCCTGTTTTTAAGTACGTCCTCTAGCAGTGTACTATTTTCTGTTAGAACCTTTTGACCGAGATTCACATCCTTGCCCACCCCATCAGCACCTGGCAGCAATAGAAAGTGCGCAGGGTCTACGCCATTAGGCTGGTCCTTCTCTGTCGTATTGACCAGGACAGTCTTATTAAAGCCAACGTCAATAAACGCCTTTGCAAGCTTTCCACCACCACCGCCGATGCCAATGAATCCGCATGAAATAGCGCTACCCGCCACATTATCTGGAAGCAGCTCGTCTCCCTGGTCCTGAACTGGATCTCCGTAGTGACCTACAAAGTCAAAATCATCTGCGGCTGCTAAAATTTCGTCGTCTGACATTATTAATATCTCCTGATTGTCCTTATTTTCTTCGGGCTTCTTGCCCTTCTTTCCTGTGCTACGTTTTTTATCTAAATTAAAATACGTGTTTCTTACGGTCGAGCCCATATTCTAAACAAGTGTACATGCTTCCAATAATACCACGTTAAAACTATAGTGACGTGATGGTGAAAGTAAAATTAAGTGACATGATAAATATGGCTCTTTTCGTGGTTAAACACCATAAAAAATGAAAACGGGCCGCCCCGAAGGACGACCCGTCTCAATTCACTGAATATCGTCTACTGCTAGATGATGTTCATATCAAGGCACGTAACGGTACCGTAGAAGTCGGAACGAACCATCTTCTTACCATAACGTGTCATGACGCCCTTACGAGGTGTGAAGTCCTCGGGGGCGAAGATCGTCGGAGTGACGATGAGCGGCACGTAAGGAGCGTACACGTAACCAGTCTCGAGGTAGCTACCACCCTTGTAACCAACAAGAATCTTGTTGCGGGGGAAGTAGGGGTCCTTGTAGACTGTGAAACGATTGCTCAGGGTACCAACCTTCTCGGCTCCCAGGTTGAACGGGGAGCTGACCTGACCGTCTCCATCCACGCTGTAGCTTGGACGGTAGTAGACCGAGGCCTCCAGGATGGTGGCCACGTCCGGGGAGACGACGATAAAGTTCGCCGAGCCGCGGAGAGTCTTGCGGTGGATGGTATTAGCACAGTCAATAATGGTCTCGATCAGGGTCTCATACCACTCACGGACGGTACCGGTAAATGCCGGACCAGGAGCGGTGGCGGAGCTCTTAGCGATCTCATTACCGTTAGTCTTGTTGACGAACTTACCAGGAGCACGCGACCAGAATAGGTTCGCGCCATTCGCCTGGGAGAGCAGATCATTAAGGATCTCACGGTCGATCTCGAGGGCCACCTGCTCGGACAGGATCTGTGTCAGCTCAACCTCAGCGTCGAGGCTGTGGTAAGCGTTCAAGTCCTGGGCGAGTTCTGGGGACCAACGTGCCCTGAGCTTACGAGTCTGCGCGGTAACCGCGATGGACTCGACCTTAATATCGATCTCGGGGATGTTCGGACTAGGTGTAGTACCAAAGTTCGACTCGAACGATGGAATCACCAGCGTCGAAGCAGCACCACCAACGTCTAGTGTATCACCGATCACAGTCGAGACAGACAACGTTGTTGCTGCGTTCCATGGACCGGCGGGCTTCTTAACCACCATAAGAATGGTATTTCCATTCATTGGTGAGGAAACAACGCTATTAAGCGCGCCTGCCGCAGGGGTTCCCTGAACCCTCTGATTGTGTCGACGAAGGTTGAATACCGCGCCTGCCTGATAGGCCTCACCCCAAGCAGTTGGGTGTCCGGCACCAGGACCAGGTGTAGCATACAATGCAATCTGGTCGACCTGCGTTAGGTCTGCTGACGCAGGCAGTAACGCTGTTGGAAGAGCAAGGAACTGCAGCTCAGCAATCGTGCCGTTATCAAGTGCAGCTACAAGCTGCGGATCATAACCGAGGAAACGACCGTTGGTACCTGATACCTCACCGACAGCACTAACAGAAAGGCCCTCAGTAAGGGTATCACCGTTGCTAACAAATGAGCCTGAACGGAGGTTTGTCACGCCAATAGCTGATGAACCACTCTGGACACGGGAGAAGCCCGCACCAACGAGGTCGTACATACCACCCGCGGCAAGGGAGCCCGACTGGACCCCAGAACCTGGAGGGTTGTTATAGATTGACTGGCCTCGAGTATACACTGCATTTCCAGCAGAAGCGCCGGTGCCGACATTGGCATCACCACCTACAGCATTGCCGTATGTATAGTCAAGGTAAAAGAGGAGGCCAGAGGGGAGACTCATCGGCTGAACCGAAATGAGCTCGTTGGCCACCAGACCGCCGAAGACGCGACGGACGATTGGGAACGCTATGTTGGTGAAACCACGAAGGTCGCCGGAGGCGGTGTTAGCCGCTCCACCTGTCGAGACTGAGTTGAACTCACGAAGTAGCTCAGCAGCCTGGTTCTCAAG